ATCTTATTGATTTACAATTAATTACGAACCCATAAAAACAATTTGCTGAAAATTTGCACGGTTATATTTGTCTTTGCAAAGTCAAAACCGAGCCGTTAGAAAGGCGTAGAGGGTAACTACTTTCGTAATCCTCAAACCTAATATCGCTATCTAACAATTTAAGTTGCATACTATTTTCGGAATAGTCCACTATCTCAAATGTGAACTTAAACCAATTACTTTCCCAAAAATACCACGCCGTCCTATCTACTCTTTCGTTGAAGTATTGCCATTTAACACTAGGCAGCAAAGGCATTAAATCACACATTATATATAAATGGGCATTGCCAACATTTTGCCCCAGCACCTTAATATCGTTTATGTGAATTTTATCGTTTACATCAGACGCTATTAAGGCGCATTGTTCTTTCAATACAGCATCGTCTATATTTTCAAGAAAGTAGTAAGGCCCCGAAAAGGTATTATCGAACTTATCAGACCAGATGCAGTTAGTTTTGTCATTTAGAACCAACCTAATACCAACCACACTTTGAGGCATTGCAGACACAACCACCCACGTTCCTTTTACGTCCGAAAGCGTAACGGTATGGCTATTTACCGTATTCGTTTCGTCGTTGTCAGATGAGCAGCCGACAAATAATAAAGCCACAAGTAATGTAAACAAAATTCTTTTCATTCTTTTGTGTATTTTGGTGTAAAGCTAATTATCCTACATTCCTTTTTTGTTCAGGCAAATACGTTGTTTCTAATTCGTCTATACGCGCTTTATATTTTGCAACCATTTTCGACAAAGTTTCTATGGTAGTTTCAAGATTTGCTATTTCGACATCTTCCGGGGCATCCATGCCACCGGGCAAAATGCGCATATCACCAGTACCACGCAACAACCATTCAGCCGATACGTCGTTGTGCTTATTCAATATGAGCAACAAAGTATCTACCGTTATTGCCGCCCCATTATCGGAAAGTTGGCGGTTTAGACGTTTTTGGGTAGCGGAATCGCCGCCCGCTAATTTGTTTTGCGTTTCGCCAAATTCAGCAAAAACCGCTGATATTCTGTTTCTTACGTCGTTTTCTGTCTGCATACGCTTACGGTGTAAATTGTTAAAAAATCTTATTTATTAGACATTTTCGTCTCAAAAGTTTGGTTAGTTACCCAAAAAAGTCTATCTTTGCACTCGAAATAAGTAAGTAACTAACCTTACGAGTACAAGAAAGGCTGTCGGACTATTTGCCCAACATCACCAAAACCCAACTGCAAATATACGGCAGTTTTTCTTTATCTCCAAAGGTATAAGTAACTAACTAAGTAATTTTAATAAAATTTATACTTTTATGGCAGACGAAACAGGAAAAGCAATCAAATTGACACGTGACGATTTGCGGTCAATTGACGTAGGAAAGACGAAAACGTTTTACCTACCTGATGCGAAAGCGTGCGACAACGGCAAGGCTTTAACGTATCAATTTCAAAATTTGATGGGCTGCAAGTTCAGCGTTAAAACGGACTATACAGCCAATACACTAACCATCACACGTAACGCTATATGATTATCACCAAACCCGAAGTAGAGCCAGACGGTTTGTATAACCAAGGGCAAGCAGCTAAAGCGTTGCACGTTGATCGGCACACCGTTGCTCGGTACGCTAACGATGGGCTTATCAAGTTCAGAGTTAGAAAAGCCGGAAAGGGCTTAATCACTACGGGGGCGGAAATAATCAAGTGTTGGAAATCAATGTATCTTTAAAAATTAAGCCGTATGAAAAAAGTAATGAAGAATTGGCGTTATTGGCTGATGGTAGTTATCGGCTTTATCGCTTTTTTCAATCTGATTGGGATGCCACACAAGGGCAACCCCAACTATTGGGAGTTAGTGATTTATTCCAAGTTTACAGCAATAGCACTCGCATATTTCGACATACGTTTGTATGTATGGTTTGCGAAGCACAGAAAGATAGATGAGCTATTGGAGTACATCAACGAAGATAAATAACATCATTAATCATATACAAAGATGAAAACAGATTTTAGTATTAACGTACAGGTCAATTTGGGTGTAACACCCGAAATCGTGGCTTTGGTAAATGCCATTTTGTGCCACCGACCAACAGTTGCGCCGACCGCCGAGGAAGCACTCGACGGAAACGGACAAGTAGATAACAAGCCAGAGGACGCCACCCCGGCACAGCCTCAACAGCCTACTAACAAGCGAGGCAGAAAAAAGAAAGAGGAAGCAGCCGCCGACAAGCCGGAGCCTACTAAGGAGCCAGCCGGAGACGAACAGCAGGAGGCAGCAGCCAACGAAGCCGATGCCAACGGTGAGCAGGTAGCCGAGCAGGAAGAAGCCAAAGCCGAGGAAGCCGCCCCACAGAATGAGGGCCAGGCCAAAGCAGAGGCAGAGCAGAAGCCATTAACCGCCGAAGACGTTAGGGCAGCTATGCACAAGACACGCCAACGTATCGAGGGTGAAGACTACAAGGAGAACACCAACGGCGATCTATACAAAAAATACCATAAGCCATTAACGGCACAGTTCAAGAACATAGCCGCTTTGTTGGGTGCTGAAAAACCAAGTGCTTTGCCACCTGATAAGATTGCAAGTTTCATGGAGCAGTGCGACGAGTTGCGTATTATGGATGATGGCACGATCGGTTCAAATTGCCCATTTTAATAACAACATTTAATCATATACAATTATGGCAGGTAAACACGCTTTATTATCACCAAGTGCGGCACATCGTTGGATGAATTGTACCGCCGCCCCACTTCTGGAAAAAGACGTGGAGGATAAGGGCAGCACCTTTGCAGAGGAGGGAACGTTAGCCCACGCCTATTGCGCCAAGAAACTGAAAGAGTTTTTGGGTTTGTCGGCGGATGAGGAAAAAGCCGAAATAGCGCAGTTAGACGAGCAGTACCACAGTGGCGAAATGGACGAGTACACCGATACGTACAAGACTATCGTACTGGAGAAGTTCAACGCCGCCCGAGCTAAGACCAAGGACGCACAATTGTTGGTTGAGGTCAAGTTAGATTTTAGCCACTATGTGCCTGATGCTTTCGGCACGTCGGACGCTATCATTATCGCCGATGGCGTGATGGAAATTATCGACTTTAAGTATGGTAAGGGCGTAAAAGTGTCAGCCGTGGAAAATCCACAAATGATGATTTACGCTTTGGGCGCATGGGACTTATTTAACTTTGAGTACGACATACGTAAGGTACGCATGACTATCGTACAACCACGTATTGATAATCTTTCGGAGTTCGAGTTAGATGCCGCCGACCTCATTAATTGGGCAGTCGATGAGCTGCAACCAAAAGCCAACGAAGCCTATGCCGGAGGTAAGCAAAAGCCGGGCAATTGGTGTCAGTTCTGCAAGATTAAGGCAAACTGCAAAGCCCTATCGTCTATGTGTATCGAAGCACAGCAAGCCAACCCCGACCCACGTAAAATTAGCAAGGAAGTAATGGAAAGCACTATACTACCTTTGCTTTCAACGATCAAAACGTGGCTAACTGGAGTTGAGGAGTACAGTTTGGAACAGGCGTTAAGTGGTGTACAGTACAGAGGTTTTAAAATCGTTGAGGGGCGCAGTATCAGAAAGATAACAAACCCAACCGCCGTGATGGAACTTTTAGGCAAAGAGGGCTTTGCAAAAGAAGCCTACATTAAGCCTACCGAGCTACGAAGTATTACCGATTTGGAGAAGCTCATTGGTAAGAAACGCTTTTGTACAATTTGTGCCGAGTACATCAACAAGCCACAAGGCAAACCAACGTTAGTGCCTGAATCAGATAAACGCCCGGCGTTTAATCAGGCAGCAGACGATTTTAAAGACATTTAAGTTTAACATTTTAAATTCATACAATTATGATAGACCCTAAAGTAGTTAATGACACTAAGGTAATCTTTGGCCCATGCCGCCTTAGTTACACCCACGTTTTCGAGAAGTTCAGCCCGGACGGTGTCGGAGAGGGCAAGTTTATGACTAACGTTTTGATCCCGAAGTCTGAAAAGAAGACTATCGAAGCCATAAAAAAGGCAATCGAGGCAGCTAAGAAAGCCGCTATCGTAGCCAAGTGGGGAGGCAAAGAGCCTAAGAAACTTGATTTGGCTTTGCGTGATGGTGACGAAAAGGACGATGAGGTTTACGAAGACCACTACTATTTGAACGCCAAGAGCAACACACGCCCGGGCGTAGTTGATCGCAAGAAAGTGCCTATCGTGGACGAGGAAGAAGTTTACAGCGGCGTTTGGGCGATTGTGTCGGTAACTTTCTACGGCTACGACGTAAGCGGTAACAAGGGCGTAGCGTGCGGCCTCAACAACATTATGAAGTTCAAGGACGACGACCATTTGGGCGGAAGAGTATCAGCCGAAAGCGACTTTGGAGATTTGGACGGAATCGACGACGAGGACGACGACGATTTGTAAAATGCTTTTTTTCTACGATAAAATGTTAATGTGTGACCCCGGCGGTGGAAAGAGGAAGCCGCCGGGGTATTTAAACAACAAAGCGTATGAAAGAATTAGGCATAGACATCGAAACATATAGTAGCAACGACCTAACCGAGTGTGGCGTATATAAGTATGTGGAAGCCGAAGACTTTACCATATTGCTTTTTGGGTATAGCGTGGACGGTAGCCCGGCGAAATGTGTGGACTTTGCAAGCGGCGAAACTTTACCGCCGGACATCAAAGCAGCATTAACCGACCCCGAGGTAATAAAGACCGCTTTCAATGCAGCTTTTGAACGGATTTGTATTGGCGTGTATTTAGGTATCAAAGGGCGATTAGACCCGAGACAATGGCGGTGTACGATGGTAAGAGCCGCCCGAATGGGTTTGCCGCTTTCGTTGGCTCAATGTGGTGAGGTGCTTAAACTGGAAGACAGAAAGATGACAGAGGGTAAAGCCCTGATAAGATACTTTAGTGTTCCAAACAAGCAAACCAAACAGGGAATAACAAAGATGATCCGTCACATGCCAAGCGATGCGCCCGATAAGTGGGCAACGTTCAAAGCCTACAATATCCGAGACGTGGACGTGGAGCAAGCCATCTTAAAAAAGGTCAGAAGATTGGAGGCACCAGAGTTTGACGAAGATTTGTACGTAGCCGATCAGCACATTAACGACCGTGGCGTGATGATAGACCAAGTTTTGGTAAACAACGCCGCCCGATTTGATGAGCTATACAAAGATGAGCTATTTGCAGAAGCCCGAAAACTTACAGGCATGAGCAACCCGAACAGCCCCGGACAGATTAAGCAATACATATCCGAGAACACCGGGTTTACTATTGATAGCCTCAACAAAAAGAATTTGGACGACTACGAGGTGCAGTTTAAGTATTGGCCCAAGGTGCAGAAAGTTTTGGCTTTGCGTAGGGAAATGGGTAAGACTTCTAACAAGAAGTACACGACAATGCAAAAATGTGTCTGCAAGGATGGCCGAGTACATGGTTTGTTGCAGTTTTGCGGTGCAGCACGTACAGGCAGATGGGCAGGGCGTTTGGTGCAGTTACAGAACCTACCACAAAACCATCTGGAAAGTCTGGATGATGCACGCTATTTGGTTAAGCAGGGCGATTTGGAAGAGTTTGAAATGAACTACGGAAACGTTACCCAAGTACTTAGCGAGTTGATACGTACCGCTTTCATAGCCAAGCCCGGTTGCACGTTCCACGTATGCGACTTTTCAGCGATCGAGGCACGTGTGATAGCATGGATTGCCGGGGAAACATGGGTATTGGACGCTTTCAGAGCAGGGCACGACATCTATTGTGAGACGGCAAGCAAAATGTTTGGTGTACCAGTACAAAAGCACGGCCCCAACGGAGATTTGAGACCGAAAGGCAAAGTAGCCGTTTTGGGTTTGGGCTACGGCGGTGGTGTATCGGCATTGGAAGCGATGGGCGGTAAGAAGTTAGGTTTAACAGAATCCGAGGAAAAAGACATCGTAAACAAGTGGCGAGACAGTAACCCACATATCGTTAAGTTATGGCGTACAGTCGAGAAAGCGGCTATCATAGCCATTAAGACAGGAAAAAGCGTGCAGATACAACGAGGCATTATTATTAGTTATCGTTGGGGAATGTTGCTAATTACCCTACCAAGTGGCAGGACTATTTGTTACCCACGTACAGAGGTTGGAATCGAGACAAACGACGGTTGGCGAGGCGACCACGAAATTATCGAATATGAGGGTTTGAACCAAAAAACGAAGAAGTGGGGAAAATTGAGAACCTACGGCGGTAAGCTAACCGAGAACATCGTACAGGCTACGGCACGTGACATATTGGGTTGTGTGATACTTAGAGCCGAGCAACGAGGGTTAAACGTAGTTTTCCATATACACGATGAGATCATCGTTGAGGCTACGAAAGACCAGACGTTACCGATGGTTGAGGCTTTGTTTAGTGAGCCTATACCGTGGTGCAAAGATTTGCCGCTCAAAGGTGCAGGGTACACCACCCCATACTATTTAAAAGATTAAACAAAAAAGAAATATGGCAGAAAGTAAGACAATAGAAATTAAGATGAAATGGCATAAGGCGACCGAGGCCCCTAAAAAGAATGTGCCGATATATCTACTTTTCAAGGTTGGCAAACGAAAATATCCACTTTGCCGATTAATGACATTTCATCATAATAACGTCGTTCCGGCTGAATGTGATTTTGGCAAAGCCGAAACCCAGGAACCACAATTACCTATCATGTGGGCGTATGCAAGTCAGATCGAGCCGCTTATTACTGATGAGATAGTGGCAGAAGCGAAATTTGCAGCGTGGGCATGGTATAAAGAAGATTAGTTAAACAATATAAAGCATATACAAAAATGGAGATACAGACAAGTAAGGCACTATCAGACGTGCAGCAATTCAGATACGAGTTATTACAATGGTGTGGCAACGTGGAAGATGCGGAGAAAGCCAATACCTTTGTGATGGGTAAGGACGAAAAGCCAGTACAAGCGCAGTTACCAAAATCCGGCATAGAGGACGGCATCTATTTGGTACACGCCGACGGCAAAGCAACTTTGTTTGAAATGGAGTACACCAAAGACGACAACATGGATAGCGAGGTAGTGGCTATCGGTCTGAAGATGGGTAGCTTTGGCATTAAGATAGCTTTGCACGATGAGGCTAACGGCGATGGTATCGCACTAACCACAAAGAGCAATAGCGATCTAAAAGCCGACCAAGATTATTATATCGACAAGTACGACGATGCGGTAGCAGACATGGACGGAGTAAGAAACACCAACCATTTGCGTAGCATCCTGAATCCAAAGATAAAGTTAGCCGATGAATGGTACATACCATCTTTAGGCGAATTGTACCGTATCTTTATCAACAAAAAGGCTATCAATGCAGCTTTGGAGTTTGCCGAGGGCGATAAACTGCAAGACCGTTGGTATTGGACTTCTACCGAGAACAGTGCGACCTACGCGTGGGGTCTGTACCTCGACGGCGGTGGTACGAGCGGTTGGACCACTAAGGCCAGCAACGCGGGCAGAGTTAGGGCAGTGTCAGCATTTATTTTTTAGCCCTTAATATTTTAGTTTTTAATCTTTAAGCACGGCGAAAGCCGTGCCATTATTCACCAATACCGCCAGTTATGAAAAAGAAGTACTGCAAAACGTGTCTATCATACGATCCTAATGAAGACAAACCCGGTTATGGCGTTTGTAAGCTATCAGAGTGTGAGGTTTGTGAGCAGTGCCCCGGTTGCATAGATTGGCGGTATTTTAAGATTTGGTTTAATTAGTTATGAACAGTACAGCGTATCAAAAGAGAAAACCCCTTAACTTTGACAAAAAGTTGCAACACAGTATCGAGTTATTACAGAAGTCGGAAAAGTTGGCTTTGCGTTATTCAGATAATGGGTTTTATTTGGCATTTAGTGGGGGCAAAGATAGCCAAAGCCTTTACCACGTGGCAGTATTAGCAGGTGTAAAGTTTGACGCTCATTATAGCCTCACGACTTTAGATCCACCAGAGTTAGTTATGTTTATCCGTAACAAATATCCTGATGTTGCAATAGATAGACCTAAACTAACCTTTGCCCAACTTTGCATCAAAAGTAAGGCTTTGCCAACTCGCTTAATGCGCTTTTGTTGCGCCGTACTGAAAGAAACCAAAGGAGCCGGGACAGTTACACTTACAGGTGTAAGGCGTGAGGAATCCGTACAGCGAAGCCACAGAAACGAAGCCGAGATTATCAGAGCGAAGAAGACAGACCGATTTAGTGGCAGCTTTGAGCAGTTAGACCAATTTACACGAAGCCAAGAAGTTGAGGGTGTGCAGTGTGTCAAGGGCAAAGACAAAATCGTGATAAACCCTATCATAGATTGGACGAAAGAAGATGTTTGGTACTTTCTTAATGAAGTCGTTAAAGTAGAACACTGCGAGCTATACGATAAAGGTTGGCAACGTATCGGGTGTTTGTTTTGCCCGATGGCAAGCCAAAAAGAAATTATAAAACAAGGGGGGGCATATCCACGCTACAAGGCTTTAATATTGCGTACCATACACCGATTAAGAGAAAACGGCTATATGAATCGTTATACCGACCTAACAGACGAGGAGGTTTTTAATTGGTGGACTTCTAAGCGGGGCATTAAACATTGGTATTGTGAGCATAAATTACAGGGTAATTTGTTCGACGATTTATAAACCAAAATACCGATCATCTTAAAAAGTAAAACAATATGGCAGAAGATTTCAAATACATAAGGTTTAAGGTTATTAGGGCAAGCAACATTAAATACCTATTCGAGCAGTTGGACGATGAGCCACGACCATTTGAGTTAGTGGTACACCCACCAATAGGCAAAACAGGTATGCGCCCGGTTACTATCAAAGCAAGCACCGAGGAAGATGCCAAGTACTTTAAGGGTATCTTAGATAAGTTATCGTATGGATCTTTAGAAAGATTGACGTATGGCACAGATAAAGTTAAACAATGATTTCCTGATCGACATAGCAACAGCCCATAGCCGTATGGCAAAGAAATGGAAGAACAAAGCGACCACATGGGCGAAGTTGGTAGAGCGATGCAGCGAAACGAAGCGAACAACGGAAAGCGTAAGCGAGTACGCCAAGATGAGCAGGGAGGAGCAAAGCAGTATAAAGGACGTGGGCGGTTTTGTCGGTGGCTACCTATCAGGTGGCACACGAAAGACCGCTAACGTGATGTGGCGAAGTATTGCCACGCTTGATATTGACTACGGTACACCCGACCTTTGGGATGAGTTCACGTTAAACTTTGACTTTGCGGCGATGCTTTACAGCACACACAAGCACACGCCGGAAAACCCACGCTATCGTTTGGTGTTCCCATTGAGCCGTCAGGTACGCCCAGATGAATACGAGCCACTTTGTAGGATGATAGCAAGCAAACTTAATATCGAGGTGTTCGACGATACCACCTATCAGTTAGCGAGATTGTTTTATTATCCATCTACAAGCAGAGACGGCGAATATGTGTTTGAGTACCAAGACGGCAAGGCGTGCAACGTTGATGAATTTCTAAAGCAGTACCACGACTATAAAGATGTGGCACTTTGGCCTGTATCTAGCCGAGAGGGTGACATCATCGTACACGAATTGAAAAAGGTAGGTGATCCAGCCGAAAAGCCCGGCTTAATTGGTGCTTTTTGCCGTGCCTATTCCATTGAGGATGCAATCGACACGTTTCTACCTGATGTGTACGAGAAGACCGCCCACGATGGGCGATACACCTACATTAATGGTAGTGTGGCGGCAGGTTTGGTTTGCTATGAGGGCAAATTCGCATACAGCAACCACGAAACAGACCCGGCGAGTAAGCAGCTTTGCAACGCTTTTGACCTTTGCCGAATACATCTATATGGTGTGCGGGATGAGGGGACGAAGATAACAGACAATACACGTTTGCCGTCGTACCTGAAAATGCAGGATTTCGTAGCCAAGGACAAAAAGGTTAGAATCTTACTTACAAAGGAACGGCAGGGCCAGGCCGATGATGATTTTGCCGACATCGAAGCAGAGGAAGCCGGGGACAGCGCAGTATCTGAAAACGCCGACAAGTGGATGGCTGAATTAGACTTTGATAAGAAAGGCAGCATCAAATCAACGGCAAGCAATATTATTGCTATTCTGGAGAACGACCCAAGGTTGAAAAACCATATATGGCAAAATCTGTTTAATGGGTTTAACTACATAACAGGTGGTTTGCCGTGGAACGCCGAGGCGACACAATGGGGCAATACTGATGATGCAAATCTAAGGATCTACTTAGATGAGAAGTACGGAGTAACTGGAAAGGACAAAATCAAAGATGCTTTGGTGGCAGTCGTTACACGTCACAGAGTACACCCAATACGTGATTACCTCAATAGTCTTACATGGGATGGCGTGCCACGATTAGACCGCCTGATTATTGACTACGTAGGTGCAGAAGATAATGAGCTAAACAGAGCCATGACACGTAAGCACTTTACGGCGGCAGTAGCCCGAGTGATGAACCCAGGATGCAAGTATGATTATTGCCTGATTATTGCCGGAGCCGAGGGTATCGGTAAATCGACGCTTTTCAATGTGATGGGCGGCGATTGGTTTAGCGATAGTTTGGTAACGATGGAGGGTACAAAAGGTATGGAGCAAGCCCGGAACGGTTGGGTTATCGAGTTACCGGAGTTGGGCAGTATCAAGCGGTCAGACGTTGAGCAGGTAAAAGCCTACATAAGCCGTCAGAATGATATGTACCGCCCGGCATACGGCAGCGTGATGGAATCCCACCCGAGACAATGCGTTTTTTGCGGTACGACCAACGAAACATATTTCCTAAAGGGAGAGACCGGAAACCGCCGCTTTTGGGTAATTGAGGTTGATGCTAAGTACAGAAAGTACCCCGATTTCCGTGCGGCTTTGCAAGCCGATCGTAACCAGTTATGGGCAGAAGCCGTGCAACGATATAAGGACGGTGAGAAATTGGCTTTGTCGGATAGTCTGGAGGAAGCAGCCAAGAAACGACAGCAGCAATTTAATGACAATTGCGACGACCCATTACAGGGTTTAGTACAGGAGTTTTTGGATATGAAGCTACCGACCGACTGGAATACATGGGACTTAAACCGCCGCCGGGCATACATAAAGAACCCCGACCCATTGGACGAAACAGGTGTAGAAATACGTACCAAGGTGTGTGCCGCTGAATTTCTTTGCGAAATGATGGGCATCAACATTTCAGATAAAGGGTATAAGTACGAAGCACGTAGGGTTAATAAGGTATTGGACGATTTAGGTTGGCTAAAATTATCGTCTGCAAGATTTCCGATATACGGAACACAAAGGGCATTTAGCAGACCAGAAGACGACGACGAAAGCGACCTATAAGGCAATGAAGACGTAAACAAAGAAAATGTAAACGAAGTTGTTTACAGGGCTATAAAGGCAGAAACGACAAAAAAGGAAAAGTAAACAAAAACAATAGATAGTTTATTTGTTTACACCTTTGTTTACACTTTTGTTTACATCTAAAGTACTGAATATCAATATATAACTATATATGTAAACAATGTAAACAATAAAATATAGTATAAGTAGAATAGTAGTGTTATATATACTATATACCTATATAAACTATATATTTACCCACATACGTACACGTATATAGAAAAGTTGAAAATTGAATGTTTACAGGGCGAAAGTTAAAAATATGAAGAAGTTAGAAGCAATAACACGCCACGCCGAGGTATCGGAAAAGGCGATAGAAAAATATTTGGTGCAAGAGGTGAAAGCCATCGGCGGCATTTGCCTCAAATACTCAAATGCAAACATGGTGGGTTATCCTGATAGAGTGGTATGCCTACATGGTGGTAAGGTTGTTTGGGTGGAGTTGAAAAGTAAAGGCAAGAAACCAACGAAGATACAAACCATAAGACAAAATGAGTTGGTGAGCATGGGGCACGAAGTCTATACAATCGACAACAAACAGATGATCGACGAATTAATTAAAGTTTGGAGGGCAGAACAATGAAGTACAGACCATACAATTACCAGAAAACAGCGATGCAGTGGATATTAGACCATCCACGATGCGGTTTGTTTCTGGATATGGGTTTAGGTAAAACGGTAAGCACACTTACAGCCGTGCAACAATTGATGGACGATTGCGAGGTTAGCCGTACTTTGGTGGTAGCACCGAAAAAGGTAGCCGAAACAACATGGACTACCGAGGCAGAAAAGTGGGATCATTTGCAAAGCCTGAGAGTGGCAAAGGTGATGGGCACAGAGAAGCAGCGTAATTTGGCATTGGCATCTAAAGCGGACATCTACGTTATCGGGCGTGATAGTTTTGTTTGGTTAGTTGGTAAGTATGGCGGTCAGTTGCCATTTGATGTGTTGGTGATTGATGAGCTAACGAGTTTCAAATCTTCTAAGTCAAACCGATTTAAGGCGATGCGTACAGCCATACCAACAGTTAATCGAGTTATCGGACTTACAGGAACGCCAGCACCTAACGGACTGATAGACCTATGGGCACAAATGTACTGTATAGACATGGGCGAGCGTTTAGGCAAGAGTGTAACAAAGTATCGTGAAACATACTTTGAGACCCACAAATGGAACAACGTAATAGTACGTTGTGACATCAAAAAAGGGTGCGAGGACATCATCAAAAACAAGATTTCTGATATTTGCCTATCAATGCAAGCAAAGGACTATTTGCAGTTGCCGGATATGATCACCCACGAAACCAAACTTACTTTGTCGCCAAAGGTGATGGAAGCATACAACAAGTTTGAGAAAGAAAAGGTTTTGGAGTTTACCGAATTGCATACCGGGGAAAATGCCAATATCTTAGCGAATAGTGCCGCCGGGCTGATGAATAAGTTAAGCCAGTTTGCCAACGGTGCAATATACGATGAGGCCAAGGACGTACACGAAATACACGATGAGAAGTTGGATAAGTTAGCCGAGATTGTGGAAGCTGCAAACGGTAATCATGTGTTAGTCTTCTATCAGTTCAAGCATGATGTAACACGTATCACAAAGAAACTGAAAGGCTATATCGTTAAATCATACGAGGGCGAAAAGGAGTTGAGAGAGTGGAACGCCGGAAAGATAGACGTACTATTGGCCCACCCTATGAGCACGGCGTTTGGCTTGAATATGCAGCAGGGCGGCCACTATATCGTATGGTTTGGCACAGGTTGGAATCTGGAATTATACCAACAGGCCAACGCACGATTACACCGACAAGGGCAGCAGTACCCAGTACAGGTGTATAAGTTGATTTGTGCCAACACCGTAGATGAACGAGCCAACACAGCATTAAGCGGTAAGCAGGGCGTACAGCAATCTTTGTTGGATAGCCTCAACTTTTTGGTAAGGAAGTATCACACAACAATAGACATCAAAGACGAATATTAGAGTATGGCAAAGGATAAAGACTATATAAGGCTGATACATACGGCCAAGTGGCTACGATTGAGACGTGACAAACTCAACGATACCCCACTATGCGAGAGGTGCGAGGAATTGGGCAGAGTGGCAGCAGCCACCGAGGTACACCACGTTATCCCGGTTGAGGATGGACTAACGAGGCAGGAAAAAGAACGCCTGATGTTTGATTACTTTAACCTCAAAGCCCTATGCCACGATTGCCACGTTAAGGTACATACGGACATGGGCAGGTGTGGCAAAGTTCAAGCAAAGAACCGAGCCAAAGAGCACCTGAAAAGATTTGTGAATAAATTTTTGAAATAGCAGAGATATGAAACACAAGGGCGGAAATGTTTATGGCTCAATCTATGAGCGTAAACGTAAGAATGGCGGTATATCATATACGGCAGAGATACAGTTTCAAGGTCAGACCATGAGACGAACAAGCAAAGATAAAGCTAAGTTGGAAGAATGGAAAGACAGTATTTGCAATAAACTCAATAGCGTGTTAGATAGATACAACGCTGAATTAGGTGAGCAATTGGCGATAGTGAAAAACAAGCTATATGCCGAAATGATGGATAGAGCAAAAGCCATTATGGACGAAGCCAAGTTATTTGATTTGCGAAATAAGGTTTGTGCCGAGTCAATAGGGCTTAGACCAAAGACGTACTTTCAGACGTATTTAGCCAGAAGCAATGCAAATGGCTTGATAAAGATTGGAAAATCTAAAGACATACATACACGTATGCAGGTACTTAGTACAAAGAAAGTGCAGCTTATAGGCTATGTAGATAGAGACATCGAAGTACATTTGCATAGTGTGTATAATGCCAAGAGAGTACAAGGAGAATGGTTTAGATTGTCCGATGAAGAAGTGGACGGAATTATTAAGACTTTCGGGTTTGAGACCCCGGGGGTACTTTTTTTTAAGGGCATAGTGAGTGAACTAAACCTCACCAACCCCCCTTTCCACACGTGAGCCGATTTTTTGGCCGTGGGGGATTTTGCCCAGATGCAAAGCCCCGGCATAATTGGCACGATATAAAAACGCCCACGTGTGTAGTTTAATATTAAAAAGCAAGATTTATGAAGTTTGGAAACCAAGATGGCACAGGCTTTGGATTTGGCAGCTTTGGCGCAGGTCAGACCCAAGCCCCCCCCACCCGATGAGGTGGAGCCGGAAGAAACCACAGCCGAAACAACCGCCCAGGCAAAGCGAGCGCACAGACGTACAAAGGAGTGCACCGAGTTATCGCAACGCTACGAGTACCGCCGGGCATTTAGCGAGGTCAAGTTATTGGAGGCAATGCAGTACGTCAAGCTGCAAGACCATACCACCTACAATTTTATCACCGCCGGGGACGTGGATAGCCTTAGTTACCTGAAAGTGGTGCTTAATCAGCACGACTTAGACTATTGTTTGTTATCTACATGGTGCATGGCGGCAGAGGATATTTTGCAGGTACGGCAATGGTACGAGCAAGGGCGCATTAAGAAACTTGATATGTATTTGGGCGAGATATTCCCGGACAGCTATAAGATTGAGTGGCAGATGGTGCAAAAGTTCTATCAGGAACACCCAGAGGCAGGACGTGCCGCAGTATTCAAAAACCACAGCAAGATATACGCAGGGTGCAACTACGATGATGGCTTTTATTTCGGCATACAGACAAGCGCAAACATTAACACTAACCCAAGAACGGAGCAGGGAAGTATAACAGTTGATAAGGGACTGTTTGAGTTTTACAAAGACTACTTCGGCGGCATCCGCTCATTTGAAAAGTAACGCAGCATGGAAGAAAAGAAACAAAAGTTTTTGGAGGCTTTGGCGCAGGGCTACGGCATCATAGCAACAGCGTGCGAGGCGATAGGCATAGGGCGCAGTACTTATTACCGATGGTACAACGCCGACCCAGAGTTTAAGGAGAAAGTGGACGAGATCACCGAGACGCAGGTAGATTTTGTAGAAAGTAAGTTGATGCAGTCGATAAACGCCAACGACACAACGGCTATTATCTTCTATCTGAAGACCAAGGGCAAGAAGCGAGGTTACAGCGACAAGGCGCAGCCAAAGACCGCCGACCCATTGCCAGTTAGCCAGACTTTGCCGGAGCCATCCACCGAGGAAAACAACAAGAAGATAGCCGCCAAGATTAAGAGCAAGAAAGCGTATATCGTTAAGTTGTTGAAGAAGCAAGGCAAGTACACCGCCGAACTTACATACCAAGTGGATATTACGGCTAAGTTGTTGGTACGTGCCGACATTTTGGGCGATGAAATCATGGCAGACGGACACCAGGCCGTAAACGTGGAGTATAGCCGAGAGGGTAACGAACGCAAGACGATCGACCCGAAAGAAAAGCTATATATCGAGTTGTTGCAGCAGGGACAGAAAGCGTTAAGGGCTTTGGGTATGAACACCGAAAGCAAGGAACGAAAGAGCGACAACGACAGTTTTAACGACTTTATGGCAGCGATGCAGGAGGGCGACGAATGACAGAGGAAGAAAAAGAAAGATTTCGACAACTGAAAGCCGAGGTATCGGAGCAGTTGCAGCAGGGGCGCAGTATATACGCCGACCGCTACCGCCGTGCGCTTATTGAAACAGATAAGCGTATCGGCGATTATGTGTTTGGAGTGATAGACCACCCAGACGCACACAACCTGTATGAGATATTGGGAGTAAGACGCTTTTTGCGGATGCTTGATAAGTACGATTGGAAGCCCAAGCGAGTAAAGCGTTTTTTCAAGTTCTACGAGGCTTTGCGGTTTAGTGGCATACGAGGGCGTACACGCTATAAGCTAACCCCGGTGCAGGCCTACCAGTTTGCCAATATCTACGGCTTTGCCCGAGACGATGGGCGCAGACTGATACGTACCGCCTACCTATTCGTGCCCCGAAAGTTCAGCAAAACGACATCGTGCGCAGCTTTGGCGGTTTATGATATGCTTTTCGGCGATAACAACGCCCAGGCATACGTGGGCGCAAATAGCTACGATCAGGCGAAAATCTGTTTCGACGAGATACGAAACATCATGTTTGATATTGACCCAAAGGAAAAGCACTTTAGGGTTAATCGTGAAAAGATTACTTTCAAAGACCGTGGACGTGATAGCCTCATACAATGTTTGACCGCCAACGCCAAAACCAAAGATGGTTTGTTTGCCTCATTGGTGATAATGGACGAGTACGCCCAAGCCAGAAACACGGCAGGTAAGAACGGCGCAGACCTCAAAAACGTATTGACAACATCAATGGGGCCAAGGCGTGAGCCGCTAACTATCATTATCACCACGGCAAGCGATGTGGTAGATGGCCCATTTGCCCACGAACTTGACGGAGTGATGACGGTACTACGAGGTGAGGCAGAAAGCGACACCATGTTTGCATCCATATTCATGCCTGATGTGGACGATGCAGAGGATAGCCCGGAGACGTGGGCAAAGGTGCAGCCACATTTGGGTATCACGGTGCAACCGGATTACTACGAAAATGAGTATCAGACCGCCCAGTTATCCGCTGAAAATATGTTGGCTTTTCGCACGAAATTGCTTAATATTTTCACGATAAACGACGAAAAAACGTGGTTTACACACGAAAAGGCAAAAGAATTATTGGGCAATTTCTGTATAGATCAGGTGCAGGGCCGCCCAGATTGTGCCGTGGCGTTCGATTTGTCGGTGCATGATGATTTCAGCGCAGTATCTTATACCGTGTACCTATCGGGCAACAAGAAGTTTTACACGCATACTGATTACTATTTCCCGGAGGGAGCATTAAAAGGGCATCCCAACGAGCAGCTTTATAGACTTTGGAATGAAAAAGGGTATCTTATTTTCTGCAAAGGCCAGAAGATAGATACGGCGATGATTACCGAGGATATATTAAGGCGCAGTAAGTTGGTTAATATTATCCGTATCGGCTATGATGCTTACAAGGCGCAGGAGCTAACGAGTATCTTAAAGTCAGTCGGAGCGAGGAACGTGCTAACCCCATTTAGTCAGACCTACGGAAACTTTAACCTACCAGTAGAAAGTTTTGAGATGCTTGCATGGAGCGACCCGGTAAAGATAGAGTTTAACGACAACCCTATTAACGCTTTCTGTTTGGAAAATTGCGTGATAGATACCGACAATCTGGAGAACAAAAAGCCGCTCAAAGTGTCACAATACCGCAAGATAGATGGGGCGATTACAATGCTAATGACTTTGGGTTTACTATACACATTTGAGAGGTAATTTGAAGTTTCTATAGCCTAAAAAAGTTTAATAAAATAATAATTTTACCACGATGCGCCAAGGTGTACCACGATGTACCAAGGCGCATTTTTTTTTCTCATTTTTGCTATGTATCTTTGGGGCTAAAAAATATAGTTATATATGGGTATTTGGCAAAACATAGTAAAATTTTTCAGCCGTAGCACCGATGCAGAGGGCGCAGTTAGCGAACCACAGAAACAGGGGCCACGTACCGGAGACTATACCCAGTTCTTTAACTTTTTCGGTACAGGCAATACTGCTTTGTCGGTAGCCACTGTTTACCGATGTGTGCAGTTACTTAGTGAAAGTGTAGCTAATTTGCCATTTTTGTATATGAGATTGAAAGACGGTATTTTTGTGGAGGACACGAATAGCCGTTTGCATTATCTTCTAACAGTGCAGCCGGACTTTACAAAGTCGGCGTTTGACTTCTGGAAAGAAACCGTAGAAAATGTGTTGTTAGAGGGTAATGCCTACATCGTACCAGTGTACAACAGGGCTACTTTAGAAATAGACAGATTAGTTTTGTGCGGGCGTAATACTGTAAACCACGATGTGTATAACGATACCTACATGATTACCGATACCATCAACGGTATATGTGGAATTTACGACGAAAGCGAGATAATCCACATTAAGGGGCATACAAGTAACGGCAAGCAAGGCGTTAGCGTACTGGAATATGCAAGGCAGACGTTAGACATAGCATTAACCGGAGATAGGGAGACGCTTAAACGGTTTGCCAATGGTGGTAATGTTAGGGGTATCGTAAGCAACGATAAGACTACTACCGGGTTTGGCGAGTATCAGGACAAGGAATTGGAGAAGACAGCCGAAAACATAGATAGTCGTTTTCAGAACGGCGAGCGCATAGTTAGTTTGCCCGGACAGGTGGACTTTAAGCAAATTTCGCTTTCTTCTACTGATATGCAGTTTTTAGAGAGCCGAAAGTTTACGGTACGAGATATTTGCCGTTTCTTTGGTGTGCATCCATCTTTTGTTTTTGACGATACAAGTAACAATTATAAGTCAGCTGAAATGGCGAATGTGGCGTTTTTGAGTAACACGTTAAACCCACTTTTGCGAAATATTGAAAACGAAATGTTGCGTAAGTTAATAGCCCCTACCCTATGCTGCAAACGTAAATTTGAGTTTGACCGCAGAGGGCTTTATGCAAGTGATTTGGATAGCAGAATTAAGTATCAGGCGGCAACGATCGCCGCAGGTATTTATACGGTGAACGATTGGCGCAAGGTGGAGAACCGCCCACCTATCGAGGGTGGAGACAAGGTTTTAGTATCGGCGAATCTTAGAGATATTGCCAACGAGACCGCAGTCAATAACGCACCGGAGCCAGAGCCAAAGAAAACTAAAAAGGACGATAAAAATAAAGATTGAGACCAAGACGATGAATAAAGATACAATCATAAGACGGTGTTTGTGTACTCCTACAGAGTTACACGTCAGAGAGGCAGCAGAGGGCGAAGCACCGAGCCGCACAATAACTGGATATGCCATATTGTTTAACGTACCGTCGGCCCCATTGTGGAGCGACGAAGATAGCGAGGCCCGGGAAGTGATAGCCCCGGAAGCCGTTACAAAGGAACTCTTAGACGGCCAAGACATCAAAATGACGATGTTTCACAATCGCCAATTGATTTTGGCAAGAAGCAATAAGGGCGGCGGTACACTTTCGTACACAGTAGATGCAAAGGGCGTGGCTTTTGAGTTTGATGCACCTAATACCGTGGACGGCGACAAGGCTTTGGAATTGGTACGCCGTGGTGACATAAGCGGTTGCAGTTTTGCGTTTTCAACACGCTACTATGATAGCGATTTTGTAGAGCGTCAAAGCAAAGTAGCGGCTAACGGCATTAACAATATTACCTATCGTGTCAAAGCGATTACAGGTATCTTTGACTTTACGTTGGCGGCTGATCCGTATTACCCAGATACGAGCGTAGAGGCAAGAGAGTTTACCGATGAGTTGAAGCGAGAGCAGAAGACCCCGGAGCCTCAACCACAGACAAGCGAGCAGAAAGAAAAAGCGTTAAAGCAGTTGCGTGAAATGCGCCACGCTGCAAAACGCAGTTTAGTATAACATTTAATTTTTAATTTTTCAGACATGGACAAAAAGACAAAGAAAACAATTAACGTTCGTGAGCTGATTAACCAGTATCAGCAGAATTGTGACCGCATCACAGAGATTGCGGACGTATGCGAGAAAGAGCAGCGTGAGCGCAACGAGGCAGAGAACACCGAGTTTGAAACCCTCATGCGTGAAAATCAGTTGTTGCAAATGAAGATGCAGGCGGCAACCGCCGAGCATTTGCGTGAAAATCCAAACGCCCAGGAAGACGCAATTAAGATTATCCGTGAAAATGCCGCATCCGGTCAGCGTACCGAAATCATGCTTTTGCGTGATATGATGATGGTGCAGGACGCGGCAAAGGGCGCGATCGTGCCGCTTAACGTTCAGGACATTTTGAAACCTTTGCAGGAGGGCTTTATTTTGGATAAGGTAGGTTTGCCAATGCCAACAGGTTTGGCAGGTGACTTTGTCTGGCCTATGTACGAAATGGTTGAGGCAGAGTTAGCAGGTGAAGGCGCAGAACTTAGCGACACCAAAATACCTTTTAGCAAAATGACCGCAGCACCAGAGCGTATGGGTATTGCCATCCCGGTAACTAACCAGTCGCTCAACCAGTCGCAGGGACTTTTGGAAATGATCGTGCGTGAAGTTATGCCGCTTGCAATCCGTCTTCTTTTGAACAAAATCGTTTGCGGCGTAAATAAGGTTAATGGTGCTACTAATTTGGTAGGTCCATTTGTGGCACTCAAAGACAATCCGGTATTGCTTTCAGCCGTTCCAACCTTTAAAGAACTTAACATGATGAAAGCCGCAGTACTTGAAACAGGTATAGATGGCAGCAACCTTTGTTGGGTAATGACAAAGAGCATGGAGGCGATTTTGGAGGGTACACCTATCAACGAAAAGGGTATTTTCTTGCCTATGATCCAGAACGAGACTCTTTGCGGTTTGCCAGTGTACACGTCAAATGTTATCCGTGACACTAAGGTATCATACCAGAAGTATAGCGGCTCAGCGTGGGCGGCATCAGAAGACTTTGACCCACAGAGAGACACCGCTAAGTACACCGTGACAAGTGCCGATGATGTTGAGAGCATTTCGGGTATGAAGACAGGTGACTACGTTAAGATTATCACAGGTACGGAGTACATCGGTTTGGGTGATTGGCGTTATCAGCCAATGGGTATGTTTGGTACTTTGCGCTTTATCGTCGATCCATACAGCAAGGCGCGCAAAGATAGCGTAGATTTCGTGCTCAACACGGACTATGCTACTAAGACAATCCGCTCAGAGGCCTTTAAGTTGGGTAAAGTTGGCGGTAAGGAGTAATCACATTTTAAAGTTATAACGTTATGGCAGTAGTGAGTTTGGCACTTTTCAAGAAGCACGTAAGGGCTGATGATTTCGCCGATGATGACGAGTATCTGGAGCATCTTTTAGAGACCGCAGAAAGCGCAGTTATCACGGCGACCAATAGAACCCAAGAGGAATTGGCGCAGATGGGTAACGGGCATGATGTACCTACCCCGATAAAACACGCTATAATGATGTTGGGCGCACATTGGTACAATCAGCGTGAAAGTGTGAGTAACGTGCAGATGCACGCCGTGCCTGATTCGCTACAAGCCTTAATTAAACCCTATCGGAAATTAGTGGAATGAGAGCAGGAGAAATGAAATATCGTTTGCAGTTGTTGAAGCCTACGGCGACAACAAACGACTACGGCGAGGAAGCAACAACCTACGAACCTATACGCACAGTGTGGGCAGAGAGGAAGAAGCAGAGCGGAAACCGTAGTGAGGAAGTGGGCGAACATTTCCCCGACTATCGAGCCGAATTTAATGTGAGGGACGCACACCCGGTTAAAGAAAACTGGAGGGTGCAGCAGTTAGGTGGCTATCTTTATACGGTGGTTGCCATCATCCCAAACATTGATAGGGGTATGAACACTTTAGTTTGTGAACGAGTAAACGAGTAATCAAGTTATGGCAAATCAATACGACGATACGCAGTTGCAGAAGTTGTTTACCGAAATGGACGTTAAACACCGAAAGCGAGCCTTAAAAGGTGCTTTCAGGCGAGAGGCGAACCAAGTAAGGCGAACAGCTATTAACAATTTGCGCAGCTCATTACATAGCAACCGAGATTTGGAAAAAGGTATTAGGGCTATCGTATTCAAGAAAGCCGCCGGATTTCGTGTTACTATCGGCACGAAGAAAGCCAACCGAAAAACTGGAAAGGGCGAAAAAGGTATGCACATCAATCGGCAGGGACTAAAGAAACCTGTTTTGATATGGGCAGAGGGCGGAACGGAGCAACGAAAGACCAAGACAAAAACAAGGGTTTTTGTCAGGGAACGCCGGGGCCACAATACCGGACGCATGAAACGATATGGCTTTATGCGTAAGACCCAAACAGACGTTAGGGACAAGGTAACGGCAGATTTGCGTAACGAGATAGTAGAAAGTGTAACTAAGACTGCAAATAAGTATGGCTGCAAATAAAACATCATTAAGCGCAGGTAGCATTATCCGTGATATGCTTTTGCAAGACTATGAGGTAGCGAAGCATACTAAAAAGGTTTTCCCAGTTGCTACGGACACGGCGGTTTTGCCGTACATACTTTATCGTCGTGCCTCAATTGAGCAGAACCCGACAAAGGCAGGTTATCCCGGAGCCGACACAGTGACAATCGAGGTTATTTGTTATACCGAGAAGTACAGCGATGGCGTGGAATTAGCCGAGGCAGTAAGGGCAGCTTTGGACGGCAAGCAAGGCGAGAAAGACGGTTTAGTTATGCGAAGTTGTGTTTTGACTGATAGCGAAGAGGGTTACGATAGTGATGCCTATGCGCAGCAGTTAGTTTTTAATATTAAAATTTAGTAAGATATGAGTTATTGTAATGGTAGTAATATGTTGCTTTATTTGGGTGAAGATGCTTTCGGGCACTGTACAACCCACACGGCAACAATGAATAGTGAGACCAAAGACCGTGCGGTTAAGCCATTGGCAAGTAAATCCACGACTAATGGTATGTGGAAAGAAAAGGGTGTAACTGGTTTGTCTATCGCCATTTCAGCCGAGGGCCTTATCTATGATGGTGAGACCGAAGCAAGTTACGGCAAGATGATGGCGGCGTGGAAGTCGGGACAACCAGTTAAGATTAAGTGTATGAAGAGAGGTGACAGCCAAAATCCATATTTGGCAGGTAGCTTTATCATTTCTTCTTTGGAGCGTACCGACCCGGCACAGGACGATAGTACTTATACTATCAATCTTGACAACAACGGCGAGCCTGACACACTTGACGAAACGGCGTTTACGGACGGTGCGGCCTCATTAAGCGGTCAAGTATAATACATAACCCAGTTAATTAAGTTCATATATGAAAAAGGTTGAGATTAAAATCGGTAACGAGGTTTTCCCATGCCGTCAGACAATGGGCGCAATGCTTAGATTTAAGCAGGAAACAGGGCGAGAGGTTACAGAAATCGACGCTACAAGTTTCACCGATATTTGTACGTTCCTTTGGTGTTGTATCGTTTCAGCATCCAAGGCAGACGGCAAGAAATTCAAACTTTCTTTGATGGACTTTGCCGATAGCGTCAGCCCGGAAGATATGAACGAATGGGCTAAAGCTATGGGCCAGGCTAATGAGGAAGATGCCGAGACCGATGCAGACGAAAAAAAAAGTTTGCAATAAATGAGGTATTGGGCTTTGCTTTAGGTTGCATACGTCTTTCATACGATGATTTTTGTAGGCTAACGCCTGATGAATTTAACAGCGTATGCAAAGCGTACTTAGACCAAGAGCAAAGCCAATACAAAGATAATTGGGAGCGTATGCGTATGTTGGCGTGCATAACTATTCAGCCGCACATTAAGAACAAATTAACGCCTCAAAAGCTATTACCGCTTTCGTGGGATAATCGCAGGAAGTCGAAGCAAGCGAAGACCGAACACATAACGGCCAAGGAAGCGGAAGAAAAGAGAAAACAAATTATCGCCCTATTGGGTGACAAATATTAAAGACTATGGCAGGTAAAAGTACTATATCCATAACGTTCAAATTGGACGGAGACGGCAAGGGATTTAAAGACCTTTCGCAAAATGCGGACGGCCTTAAACAAGCCATGACCGCCGCTATTGTGGAAGCCGACAAATTAAAATCGTCGTTGATCAACTGGAGCCAAGGCGTACAGGCTTTGGGCGCAGTATCTAACGCCGTCAGTCAGCTAAATGGTACTTTGCAGGACATTACCGCCGATAGTAGAGCCTTTGGCGCAGCTATGAAAGCCGCTAACACGATGGCAGGCAAGAACGCCGAGGGCTTTGCGAACCTCAAAGGACAGGTAGCCGATTTATCCAAGACTTTGCCTATTGCACGTGATGAACTCGCAAACGGCTTATATCAGGTAATCAGTAATGGTGTGCCCGAAGATAATTGGATAGACTACCTTAACAAGTCGGCTAAAGCATCCGTGGGCGGTATTGCTGATTTGGGCGAGACCGTAAAGGTAACATCTACTGTTATCAAAAACTATGGTTTGGCATGGGACGCAGCCGAAAGCGTGCAGGACAAAATACAACTCACGGCGAAGAATGGTGTAACATCATTTGAGCAGTTAGCCCAGGCCCTACCAAGAGTTACCGCAAACGCCTCAACATTGGGCGTAAGTGTTGATGAACTTTTGGCAAGTTTTGCAACGCTTACAGGTGTTAGCGGTAATACTAACGAGGTTGCAACCCAGATGGCGGCAATCTTTACCGCTTTGGTTAAGCCGTCAAGCGAGGCAACCGAAATGGCGGAAAAGATGGGTATCGAGTTTAATGCGGCATCCATCCAAGCCGCCGGAGGTTTGCGTAACTTCTTAACCCAGTTGGACGCATCCGTTAAGGAGTATGCCGCCGCTAATGGCGTATTGGAGCAACAAGTTTATGCTAAGTTGTTTGGCAGTGCCGAGAGTTTGCGAGCCTTAACGCCGCTTACTAATCAGTTAGCCGAGAAGTTCAGCGAGAACGTGGACGCAATGGCAAATAGTGCCGGAACCATCAACGCCGCCTACAATGAAATGAGTAGTACAGGCAGCGCAACCACGCAAATGCTGAAAAACCAGTTAGGCGCAATAACTGATGTAGTAGCCGGGTTTGTTGGAAGTGCTATGCCGTTTGTTAGTTTTATAGCCAATACAGGCGTAATGGTTATGAGTATTACAAGTTTGGTGAAAACATTTAAGGCCCTGAATATCCAACAAGGCATTTTAACGTTACGCTCAAAGGCAGGTGGTGCGGCAATGCTTTTGTTTGGGCTTAATGCAAGCCGATCGGCAGCGTTTACACGTGTCTTTAGCGCAGCTTTGAAAAGTGGTGCATATTCGGCAACCGCTTTCAAAATTGTCCTTAAAGGTTTGATGATTACCACGGTGGTAGGTGCTGCAATCGTAGCGGTAACATCGGTTATTGAATATTTCGTTAATAAGACCGATGAGGCTACCGACAAGACAAACGAGTTTAGCGAAGCCGAAGACGCTTACAAGAACGCAGCGGCAAGTACTAAGGTTGAGTTAGACAAAGAAATTAAGGCTTTGGGCGACCTCATTACCGCTAAAAAGGACACCACCGACGCAGTAAACCACCTTAATGCCGTATATGGTGATTTGTTCGGGAGCCATAAGACAGCATCCGAGTGGTACGATACATTGACACGTAAAAGCCAGATATACGTTAAGCAAATTGGCTACGAGGCACAAGCAAAGGTGTTGGCTACAAAGTTGGCTGAAAAACAAATCGAGTTGGAAGACAATTACGCTAAACGACGTGCCCTTTGGAAAGCCGGAGGCGCACAGAAGACCACTAAGCGGACAATAACCAACCGATCAACTGGAGGTGACAGCTACGAAGTTGTTACAACGGAAGATACCAAAGAGTATGCCGATTTAAAGGACAGTGCAAGGGGACTGATACCGGAAATCCAAAGTTTGCAAAGACAATTGGGCATAGCCCAGAAGCACATGGCCGATTGTTCCAAGCAGATGGCGGCAGTTGATGCCAAGATGGGACATAACAACAAGACCGTTAAGGTTAGTGCAATGACCTATCAGCAGGTAGCGGACGCAATCGAGAAGACAGAAAAGAAACTTAAAAATACGACTGATAGCAAGGAAATAACCAAGCTAAAGGCGTATAATACGGAATTACACAACCGTAAAAAGTTATTAGATAAATCGTTGGGCTTTAATACGTTCAGAGGTAATAAGAGCGGCGGCAAGAAAAACAAGCCAGTTGCAGACCCTAAGACCTACGAACAGTTAAGTACTAATATCGAGTACTACAAAAAGAAGCTCACCACGGCGAGCACCGCCGAGCAAGAAAAGATAATGGCGAATATCCAAGCATGGGAGAAAAAGAAAGCGGCTATCGAATTAGCCCAGAAAGCCGCCGAGCGACCAACCGAAATTAAGACGTTGCAAGACGTTGAAAAGGAATTGGACTATTTGCAGACCCTACGAAAGACCGCCAACAAAGACGATTTAGCAGGTATTGACAAACTGATAGGCAAAACCGAGCTATTGGGCGCAGCTATGCAACGCCCGGCAAAGTTGGAGACCTTACAGGACATTGACAAAGAAATAGAGTACCAACAGAAGTTGAGGGCTACGGCATCCAAGGAAGCTATAAGCGGAATTGATGCAGAAATCAGTAAGTTGGAAACTCTAAAGAACTATATCGAAAATGCCACGGTGATAGACACACCCGACGACGCATTGAAGACGTATGAGCAGCTTAATATTAAGTTGGCATACTATAATGAGTTGTTGGAAAAAGCCACCGAGGAACAACGCCCAGAGATACAAAAGCACATTAACGATATTGAGGGTATTAAGAAAGCATGGGACGATAGTTTAGCCGCTTTGAAGAAGCCGGGAGACATTACCCAACTTGATACTATCGAGAAGTTAGACGAAGCAGTAAGGTATTATCAGGAGCAGCAGAGCAAGCAGAGCGCCGACGAAATCCAAAACACGCAAAGGACGATTGACGCTTTGGAAGCGAAGCGAAAGGCGATGCAAAGGGGTATTGAAATACCATCAATGCAAAAAGAGATAGCCGAGATTAACGGACTTTCTAACCGAGAGTTTAAGATTAAGGTTAAAGGTATCGGCTTTGATGCACTAACCGACAAAATCCGGGAACTGCAAAAGCAGCTCAACGATACCAACAACCCGGTAACGGAGGGACAGCGCAAAGACATCGAGGAAATGATTAGCACCTATGAGCAATGGCGCAAATCTTCTATTTCTTCTTTCGACACCGTAAAGTCTGGTTGGGACGGTGTCAAGGGTATTGGTGACAGCATCAACGGCATAACCGACGCTTTGGACGGCAACGGAAACGCATGGCAGAAAGTAACCGCTATCGTGGACGGCTTTATACAACTGTATGAGAGTATCAGCGCAATAGTAGGTATTATTGATATGCTAACGACCGCCTCAACCGCCCATGCCGCAGCTAAGACCGGAGAGGCAGCAGCCACAACCGCCACGGCAACCGCCCAGGGAGTTGAGACGGCGGCACAGGCGGCAGCAGCGGCGGCGATGGTTCCGGTTATCGCCGCTAACAAATTGGCGACCGCCTCATACATGGAGTTAGCCGCAGCAATGTATTTTGCCGCCCATGCCTCAATACCATTTGTCGGCTTTGGCATAGCATCCGGTTTTGTGAGTGCAGCAACGGCGATGGTGGAAGCTATCGGAATAATGCCGTTTGCAAAAGGTGGTGTAGTGTCGGGGCCTACGTTGGCTTTAGTTGGTGAGTATGCCGGAGCAAGCAACAACCCGGAGGTTATCGCACCACTTGACAAGCTACGTAGCATGATACAGCCACAGGGCGGTATCGGTGGAAACGTTCGCTTTGAAATCGAGGGTAGAAAGTTAGTTGGAGTAATATCCAACACAACGAGAGTAGCCGCCAAGAGCGGCAGAAAGTCAAATTTTTAATTATTAGTTAATATGTATATATACGGCAGTTTTCTAAGTCAGCAGAGCGATACGATAACGGTACACATCGTTACCGGAAACGATCGCACGCAGACTATTGAAATAGGTACAGAAAAGGCAGATGTATATTTTAGCGAGGATCCGGCAGAAATCGAGAATGAGGTAAACGACACTTTCGATGTGCTTTTGAGAAATTCGGCTAAAATAAGATTGCTTTGCGGCAACCTGATTAAAGACCTTTTTAGTACCTCATGCCGTGATGCAGTCGTAAATATCTATAAAAACGATACGTGTATCTTTGCCGGGTTCATTGAGCCGCAAACTTTGTCGCAGCCATATAACGACCGATGGGACGAACTGGAATTAAATTGCATTGATGCGCTTAGTGCTTTGCAGTATAGCAAGTATAAGAATGTGGGTGCATTGGGCGTTATCTATGCTTTCGTCAAGGCAGAGGCAGCGCAGCGTAGTTTTTACGATATTGCTACCGAGATACTGCAAGGTGTTACCGATGGACTGGATATATTGGGCAACCAAAATATTAAATTCTGGTATGATGGCAGCAAGGCAGTTGATGCACAGACCGCAAACCGCTATCAGGTATTTAAGCAGCTTTCAATATCTGATTTGTTGTTTTTAGGCGACGATGAGAGCGACGTTTGGCAGCAAGACGAAGTGTTGGAGGAACTTTTGAAGTACCTTAACTTACATATCGTGCAAGACGGCTTTAACTTCTATATCTTTTCGTGGGAATCCGTCAAGGCGGCACCCGATAAGATTATTTGGCATGACATCGTAGCAAACAGCACCAAGACAACGGCGCAGCAAGCCGTGACAATCTCTTTGGCTAACGTGGCCGATTGCGATACCACGATAAGCATAGGCGACGTATATAACCAACTTCTATTAACCGCCAAGGTGGAAGACATCGAAAGCGTGATAGAAAGCCCATTGGACGATGATTTGTTGGTTAGCCCATACATCAATAAGCAAAAGTACCTCACCGAGTATTCAAGCGACGGAGAGGGAAAGACCGCCTATAATGCTTTTTATGCTATGACCCACAACCAAAAAACAACGTATGGCGCAGGTGCTATTACTGATTGGTATTTGCAGGTGATGCGTAATAAACAATGGGTGTTTCCGATGAAAGGCAACACAGATATAGACATCGTGGACTATTTCGGCAGCGAGGGCACAAAACAACACGCTTTGCCTGATTGGTTAGGGCAAGCACCGGGGGCGGCTATCATGGCGTTGGGAAGCGTCAAGATGAACACGGCCAATGATGATAATAGCCCGACATCTAAGGTGAACATGACTAACTATTTGGTAGTGTCGGTTAATGGCAATGGCGTGGATAATGACGAAAACAAGACCTACCCGAGTGTGGCAGACATACAGAAAAATATACCGTATGCCGTCTATACTGGTAACAAGGCAGGGGGCGTTTTTTCGCCGCCAGACGAAGAGACCACAAACTATATAGTTTTATCGGGTAAAGTTATTCTTAACCCGATAATGAGGCAGACCAACACGTACACCAACCTACATAATAAGGAGTGGACGACATGGCCGATGAATGTAGAAAAGGGCATGATCTACGTATGGCATCAGACCGTACCGAGCCGAAATAATGGTGATGGCAGATATTACAGCCGTCAGTATTGGCAAGCAGAAACACCCGACAAAGAAGTATCATGGCATGAGGGCGCAGATAGCGGATTTTATCCATATACCGGGGAAGGCCCAGAGGAATACGAATTTAAGTACAGCGCAGTAGGCGACGGTACCGACACAATCAGTAAGGTAGCCGTATTAGCCTGTATGTTGGTTATCGGTGATAAATGCGTAGTGGAGACCGGAACCGAGGGGCAGACAACCGATTTTGTTTGGCAGAAATACAAGGAGCGGAGCGAGTGCCAAAGCGATGATGAATATTATCAGCAATGCTTTACTATCGGCTTTGACCCTAAGATAGGTGACAAGTTGGTGGGCACAGAGTTCGGCATCCAAAACAACATCGACTATAAGATGGGTATTGATGCGGAGGGCATAGCGATACCGATTACCAAGGGCGACAAGATAAGTGGGCAGGTTAGGTTTATGATATTAGGTCCGGTTAATGTTACATGGGACGTTATCACACGCCGCCACCCTACCTTTTTCAGACATACGAAGTGGAGCAGCTCATCAGTACCGCTTTTAGCTCATGTTAGTAGCATCCTGATAAAGTCGTTTGAGGTTAAAGTTTATAGCGATAACGGACTAATCAGCAATGGCAATGATGATAACGACATTATCTATATGAGCGACACCAAAGAAACCTTTGTGAACAAAAAGGACGATTTGGAGTTTAAGATAAATTCGGCATTGACCGCTACGGAGTGCGCCCAGTTGGGAGTTAGTAACACGGTGAAGTTATCCACGCCGCTGAATATATCAACCGGGGACGGAGTGTTAGGGGTGTACGACCGAAACGGCAACGTTAAGGCAAAGCCCGAACAAATCTACGTGGATAGTTATTATACTGAATACCATAAGCCACGTATCGTGATGGAACAGAAACTAAGAGACATTGATAATGTTGTCAGTCTGTTTAACCATTACCGCCACGAGGCTTTGGGCAAAGAATTTTTCGTGCAGGGAATCGGCAGAAACCTTATTGAGGGACGTGCCGACCTCACATTAAAGGAGATTGGCACATGATCGAAGTTAAGCAGATAGCGAAACCCAGGAACAGCGGCAGCGGTGGGGCATCCACCGGAGGCGGCAGCTATGGAAGTATCGGCAAAATGACCGAGGAAGCCAAGCACGCAGCCAAAGCCGATTTAGCGACACACGCAGAGCAAGCCGAGTACGCAAACCGTGCCGGATATGCGAGCCGTGCCGCCTATTCCGATTTAGCCGGAGACGTCGCAGAGGATAGCCCGATTAATGACCGCTTTTTGTCGAAGATTACCGCCGACATAGCGCAAGGGCACATTACTTTTCAGCAGGGCTTAACGGCTATCGGTTTGGCAGTATTCAAGGACGGCGCCCACTTTGGCGAGTTTGTCAAATCCCTGTATGCAGGTAAGGGCGCAGGTATTGACGCACAAGGTAACGCCGAGGTGGAAAGCCTGAGAGTACGCAGTTACTTTGAGTGTCTGGAATTGATAGTAAACCGATTGTCTGCAATCGAGGGCGATCAACTTCTAACGGAAGCGGACACAATCGAGAGCGTGGACGATTTGGGCGATGGTTGTTTTGGTTTGCACCTGAGAAGTAAATGGGACGGATATTTTACCGCCCAAGCCGAAAACAACGTGCTTAAAGGTATCATCAATACTTTGGCGCAGGGAAGCGGAAAGTATTACACGGCATGGTTTAGAGTTAATAGCGTTAATACCGCTAACAACTACATAGAGGTGACGCAGTACCCGGACACCGAAGTACCAAGCGGTAAGAATTACCCACCGTGCGAGATGATGAAGATTGCACGATGGGGAAACCAAACGGACACGAAACGGCAAGATTGTTTGTATCTATCGAGCACAGAGGGGCGAATCGTCAAGCTAAAGGGAGTGACTAAGCCGATTTTGGATAACGCCAACTATGGTGCAGCTTTCGGCAGTTTGCCAGAATTTGTGTACGAGTTATTGGACGATAATGGCAACCCTTTGCCAATACGTGATGGTTTAGACTATATGTATATACCGGGTATCGTCACAATGGACGTTATCAGACTTAACAAATGGACTGGTAAGCCGTTGGTTACGTATGTGGATCGTGGGGCGTGGACGCAAAGCGGTAAGTACTATTGTGATGCCATCAACCCGGACACCGGAGAGTATGAGACATCAGACGTTTGGTTTAATGGCTGCAAGTACAGATGTTGCAAGAACCTCACAACGACCGCCCCGGCATGGAACAATACCGATTGGGCGATGATCGAGGGAAACCCAGACTTTGCCGTAGATTTCCAAGAGCCTGAAAGTATCTTAGACCCGGACAAAATAGACCTCACGCTAACCATCGTGGCGACCCTGTATAATATGAATATCACAGATGATATTTTGGACGCCGACGTAATGTGGACGAGATACAGCGAGGACGCAGAGGGAAACGAGAGAACGGCAAGCGACAACGTTTGGAGTTTGCGCCACGCTAATACCGGAAAGTCTTTACACCTCACAGCCGAAGACATGGACTTTAACGGATATATGCCCCAGGTGATACGCTTTACGGCTACCGTCACTTTACGTGATGGTGAGGGCAACGAAGTGGCAACGGAGGCAGTTAGTTACGAGTATTAATTTAAACATAGCGCGGTTATGAAGACAAAAAGATTTGATTTCAATTTTAGGCCATTGAAAATTAATGTTAGCTTTGTGTGTGAGGGCAGCGTACCGGACACGCAAAATTATGATGCCGACACCAATACATATACCCCCGATTACACTTTGGTAAATCTTATTATACAACCACGTGTGGGTAGAATAGACAAAGACGAAGTACTAACAGCAGGGGAAATTAATAAGGATTTGACAAATGTTAGATGGGAACAAATCGTTAATGGCAAATGTGTGGAGATAGCCGATAGTACGGCGGAAAAGCCGCCGTTTAAAATCGTCAGAAGCGGCAACAACGCAGGACGGATTACTATCTGTAAAAACGCAGTTCCCCAAGTACCACTTAATTTGGTATTTAGTTGTGATTATGCCGACCCACGCACAGGGCAAGTGTACCACATAAAACGTACAAAACAAGTACAATGCAAGAATGCCACAACATACACGCCACTTCTGGTATTGGACGCAGCCGCCCAAACTATCTACAACCCATTGAGCGACCAAGACACACAGACGGTGCACGCATCATTGAGATTGGGAGCCAATGAGTGCCCGGAGAATAAACGTTTGTTTGTCTGGGAAGTAATGAGGGAAGACGGAACGTTTACCGCTGTAGGCAGCGACACCACATTAGACTATGACGTAGTGGTGACAGAAGACGGAAACAGTTGTACCGTTAATCGTAGCCTCATGGGTACAGAGCTTTATTTGCGATGCAGGGTAAAATATAGCCCGAACGGAAACCCAAGCAGCGTAACACTATCGGACAACGCCCCTACTAAGTTAGTTGCATTTATCCGTAGAATCCCAAAATTTGAGTATGACATCGGCGAACTACCTACCAACCTACCAAGTGGTTTGTTAGAGATTGCGCCAACGGCGAAGATTTGGAACACTAACGGCATGATCGACAACCCAGAACGTGAGTTATTGCCGCTTTGGTATGTTGCGACCAATGCTCAGTCAGGAACGCTTAACTATTCGCTCATAGCACATGGTATGGCACCGACGCTTTCGACCAAAAAGGTTAGCCAGACTTTGGGCGGCGTTTATGGTTTGGACGTTAAGGACGTTGGCCCGGCGTGTGCATGGGAAGACAGCGACGGCGCAGTATTCGTTGATGCAGACGACAATGTAATATTAATCAAATAACAATTTAATCAATATAAGATTATGGCAAGATACATTAAAGCAAATCCATTGGTTGCACAATACTTGCAATTGGAGGACGAACGTAACAAGGTGAGTGATGGCAACTATCTGTTATGGCAAAACGATATGTTGAAATTTGGCCCACTAACCCAACTTAACGACATATTGGTTAAGATTGGAGGTATTGCACTTATGCCGCATGAGGCGAGAAGCGAGCAAGACGGTACTATTTGCCGACCTTTGCCAAGGGCAACCGATACACGTTTTCAGCAGCCTATTAAGGCTAACGTTAATGATGCTATCTTAGGTGACAACACCAACACCGAGCAGGGAGCAGATGGTAAGGGCGAGAACACAGAGAGCACCGACAATGGCGGCAACAGCAACGAGGGCCAGGCCAACGAGGAAAATTCGGAGGGCGACCAACAGCCGGAAGCGTCAGAGAGTGAGCAAACAGAAAGTGAAACCAAAAAGTAAGGAACTATGAGCAAAGCGAGTACAACCCGAACGATTAAGTTTATTGCCAAGGCAGGGACTTATATGGCATTAATCATGTGCCCAGATGGTGACATCTACCAAGAATGGGAGGGCACGGAATCCGACGTTACTAAGGTGTTCCCTAACTTTGAACAGACAAAGCCGAAACTTAACTTTGTTTGTATGAGTAGCCGAGTAGCCGAGGGAGTGGCAACGCCTGATAGTATGCAGTACTTTTTCAATGGTACGAAAATCGAGTTTAGCGGCGATACGTCAAGCGGCATTTTTGCAGGCTACTTTAAGAAGTTTGCGCCAAGCGGTGACAACATCTACTATGGTTTGCAGATTGTTAAGAATTTGGTAGAAATCGCAGGTTTTGCCCCGGTAACTATCAAGATGGTGGCAGCTATCAGTTATGGCACACAAAGCGATAATATCCAAGCTACCTATACAATCCCAGTGCAGAAAACAACAGGTACAAGTTATCGTGTTGCAATCATGGCAGGAGATAACAAGGGCTTTGTTATTACCGACAAGGGCGGCAGTTGCGTTTTAAAGGCAATGGCATACCAGAACTACGGAGAAATCACAAAAGATTTAACCTATGTGTGGGAGAAGATGGGGGCCAGTGGTTGGGAGACAATCAACGGACAGACCGCCCAGACGCTTACAGTGTCAGGCAACAGCATAGACACATACGGAGAGTACCGGGTAACAGTTAATCGTAGTGGTGTTGAAATCGGTAAGGACATACAGGGCGTTATGGACGCATCCGACCCCTACGACATAGACGCACGCCCGACACCGGAAGACGAGGCGATAAGCGAGGACGAAAGCGGCAACGGCAAAGTAACCTACACGCCGTGGATCGTCAAGCGTGGAACGAACACCCAGGCGATTAAAGACGCTAAGTTTTTCTTTGTCGTGAAAGATGCAGCAGGTGTTTATCTGAATAGTGACAGCGAGCGAAAAACGGCGGTTGTAAGCTATGCCGTAACACGTGCCATGTGTTTGCAGAGTTGTGGAGATATTAGTGTAACTATAACATCAGAAAGTTAGGTCTATGAGTGTGTCAATAACAAGAATAGTTAAGTTTATACGTAAGGGTAGTAAAGGCGACAGGGGCCCGGCACTACGAGGCCCACAAGCGTGGAGTGATTGCGCCGTAGGCTATGTGTTCCAATCCGGAGCAAACGGCGAGGATTACAAAGACGTAGTTTTGTATGGTGGATACTATTATTCTTGCATCAAATCACACACCAAGACCGCAAGCAATTACCCAGGAAGTGCAACCGACACCAATAGCGGACTTTGGAAGTTAGCCGACCCTGTGGAAATAGTAGCTACGAAGATACTGTTAACGCAGTATGCTTTAGTCAAAAATTTGGGTGTGGAGACCATCGACATGAAAGACGCTGAAGGCAACATCATCTTTCAAGCTAAAGACGGTAATGTAACTTGCAAATCGGGAATATTTGAGAATGTTACTGTAGCAGGAGACATTACGGCAAAATCCATTCGATTGCATATATCGTCAAGCATTACTAATATTGACGGAGCTGTTGTATTCGGAGAGTGGAAGCCGATTATTTTACCGGAGTTACCAAACGGCGAATGTATGAATATTAAGATTTATGCACCATTCGGTACTCGATCCTCACCTGATGCTTCTGTTGCACCGCAGAACAGTAAAGTTAAAATATGGGTACACGGCTCAAAAGATCTAGCGCAGTCTAAAGAAATTGGATTGGGATATGGGCTATTTGACGTTGTCGGCATAGGGCAAGACGGACAAACGATTTGGGCGATTAGGTAGAATATTTAAATAGTAGTAATTATGGCAATAAAGAAAACAAAAAAGTTGAGTGGCCAGGCAACAGTAACGACCATCAACAACGACCAGAAATTTCCGGTAACGGACACAAACGGAAAGGTTACGCTTATTTCATTAGCGAACCTCAAAGCCGCTTTGATGGCAGGTATGAACCTTGACAGCATAAACGACGGTATCTTTATCATGTTTCATCGTAATAGCGACAATTTCCCACTTATGGTTAAGCCTTATAAATGGCCATCCTACCAAAACAGCGGCGAAATTGCCGAGGGTGTAGTAATTGTAGAGGGCGGCAAAATCTTAGTTGTGGCCCCTACTGAATCAAGTTCACCTTTAACGTGGAGTAGCGCAGCTATTAGCGGGGGCGGTACGACAACAGGAGATCGTGTTACGGCGATGAACGATTGGAACGGTAAGACGAACACGGCGGCTACAATCAAGGCAAGTAGAGCCGATGCAATAACCAATACGGCGCAGTATGCACCGGGCTACTGCAATCTGTATAGTCGGGTAAATGCTAAAGGTGAGGGATTGACAGCAGGTAAATGGTGGTTGCCATCGTTGGGCGAAATGATGATGATTTATGCCAATATGACAAAAATCAATTATGCTTTGTCCCTGATTGCCGGAGCCACCCAGTTAGTTGAAACCTGGTATTGGACTTCTACCGAGAACAGTGCGGCCAACGCGTGGTATCTGTACCTCAGCGGCGGTAATACGAGCCATTGGAGCACTAAGGCCAGCAACACGGGCAGAGTTAGGGCAGTGTCAGCATTTATTATTTAATTCTTAATTTCTTAGTCTTTAACCTTTAGGTACGGCGAAAGCCGTACCATTATAAGGCAATTTAATAAACAAGCAATGGCGGTAAAATTAGTTTCAAGTACAAAGATTTATTTAGATGCAAGAAAGTTGTTAGACATCATTTTGGATATAGTGCCAAATTTCCCACGTGCCTACAAATTCACCATCGGGGCAAAGCTGCAAGAAATTGGCGTTAATCTGATGCAGGAAATAGCGGCGTCGTACATCAATAAGGACAAAGCCGAGACAGTAAAGCACCTAACCGAGTTTCAGGCAGAGTTTGAGACAATGAAAACGCTAATGAGAATTGCCGGAGAAAGGGAATGGATAAAAGGCAGAGGAAAGTTTGCAAATATCATCGAGTTAATGGACGAAATAGGTAAACAATCGTCAGCGTGGAAAAACAAAGTAGTTAATACGCTTTGTAGCCAGAATCGGAATGTTACGACAGACCGAGAGCGCAGTTTTCCGTAATAAATGGGGTTTATGCCGTCATTTACGGCTAAGAACAAGATAATAGACCACAGATTGCGGCCAACCGAGAACAGTGCGACCAACGCGTGGAATCTGAACCTCAACGACGGTAATACGAACAATTGGAACACTAAGGCCAGCAACACGAACAGAGTTAGGGCAGTGTCAGCACTATTTACAGAAAGCAGAAACGTGACAAATGATAATATACAATGGTAACGACAGAATGGCTTTTAGATGCTTACTTTGATTGTCGCCATAGCAAGAGACGGACAGCGAGCGCGGTTGTTTACGAAATGGACTACGAAAGCCGTTTGATTGCTTTGCGTGATAGAATCAATAACCGAACATACCAACCGGGTAAGTCTATTTGCTTTGTCGTAACACGCCCGAGATATAGAGAGGTATTTGCAGCATCCTTTGAAGATAGAATCGTACACCATTACATAGCTTTGCGCCTAACGCCGCTATTTGAAGAAATCTTTAGCGAGCGTACATTTAATTGTAGGAAAGGCAAAGGGCAGCTTTATGGTATTAATATGCTGAAAGAAGATATAAGGCAGTGCAGCAATAATTACACGAAAGATTGCTACATTATGAAACTTGACTTAAAAGGTTTCTTTATGAGCATCGACAAAAAGTTATTGGCTGAAATGGTAGATCGCTTTATAGTCAGGTACTACAAGGGCGAAGACATAGACGATTTGCGCTACCTTTGCCGTGTCGTTATTTTACACAGCCCCGAAAGGAATTGTGAACGGCACAGCCCTTTAAGCTATTGGGAGAAGTTGGATAAGAACAAATCACTATTTACAAATGGTGAGGGTAAGGGCGTAGCCATCGGCAACCTGTTTGCCCAGATATTTGCCAATTTCTTACTTAATACGCTTGATTGGTATATTGAGAATGAGGGTATAAAACATCATGGCAGATATGTAGACGACTTCTATTGCATCCATAAGGACAAAGAAAAGCTATTGGCGTTGGTGCCTAAGATACGTGAACTATTAGCCAAGTTAGGTTTACGACTGAATGAGAAAAAGTTTTATTTGCAACACTACAGCAAAGGCGTGGAGTTTACCGGGTCAATAGTAAAGCCCGGACGTGTCTATACCTGTAACAGAACAATAACAAACTTTATTGCCGCGGTCAGGCGACTAAACAAGGCTAACAACGAGCGTCAGGTATTACACGCGGTATGTAGTATCAACTCATATTTAGGTTTGTTAAGGCATACCAATGAATATGCTATGCGTCGTAAAGTGCTTAACATGATCGAGCCGCGCATATATAAAGAATATGTGTACATCAAAGGGCACTACGAAGTATTGGTAATTAAGAACAAACATAAATTGAGGTATCAAACTATGCAGAGAATTAGAAATGGCGACTACTGATAAGGCACTCATTACCCTATCATCCGATAGGTTGGATATGGGTTTGCTTAGATTGCTACTTACAAAATATGTAGTAATAACAGAACAGCGAGACGGAAAAGTGATTTATGAACTTAACAGCATCGAGCATCATGCAGGTAATTGAAATTGTAGTATCGGTTATTACCGCTTTGGGCGGTTGGGAAATGATTAAATATGTAATGAATCGAAAGACCAACCGCCGAAAGGAGGAAGCCGAGGCCGACAACGTGGAATTTAACGTTTTACGTGAGGCTATGGACTTTTTGCAAACCCAACTCAAAGATAAAGAGCAGAGATTTGCAGAGCAAACCGATTTGGTGAGAAAGCAGAATTTAGATATTTTGCAGCTCAACAAGGATAAGGCGCAGTTAGAATTAGAACTGCAACACTATAAGTGTGTAATTAAGGGTTGCACTAAACGTGACCCACAAAATGGTTATTAATATGAGAAAGATTAATGAGATCATCGTACATTGTACGGCAACCGCCGAGGGTAAGAACTTTAAGGCGGCAGACATTGACAGATGGCACAAGGCTAAAGGTTGGAATGGAATTGGCTACCATCATGTAGTAGATTTGGACGGAACGGTAGAACCAGGCCGACCAGAAAGCGAGGTGGGGGCACATTGCCTGAAGCACAACGCTAATAGTATTGGTGTGGTGTATGTGGGCGGTTTGGCATCCGATGGGAAGACACCAAAGGACACCCGAACACCAGAGCAAAAGGCGGCTTTGGTAAAGTTGCTTACAGAGTTAAAGCACCGTTACCCTAACGCTACAATCCACGGACACCGAGACTTTGCGGCCAAGGCGTGCCCAAGTTTTGACGCTACTAAGGAGTACAAAGACATTAAATAATGAGCCGATGAAGAAGTTTATAACTATCTGTATGTGCCTGTTAGCCTTGTTTGGGCTGATAGGCTGCAAGACTACAAAAAAGGCGGTATCGGAATCATCCACAACTACAAGAGAGGAAACCGACACCACCAAGTTAGCAACCGATAGTATCCACGTAGGTACTATCCAAACCGACAGCCGGACCACGCTAACGTATTTTAGCGATTGGGGGTACATCGAGTTTGCCAATAACGGCGGTACACTCACGATTGACACTTTGGGCAACCTGAAAGCCGATGGCGTGAAGTCATACCAACACGGCAAGAAAGCCGCCCAGAAGAAAGCTGAGAACGTCACCCAGAGCAAGGACAGCACCAACACCCATAAGCTGCAAGCAAATGCAGTGCAGAGCCGAGACAACAAACAAGCCAGCAGAGAGCCACAGAAACAGGGCGTGAAAGCCTTAAAATGGTATCAGCGTACAATTTACCATATTGGCTTTTTATGTTGCGTAGCGGCGATTATTTATGTTATATTCTTATATCTACGGAGAAAAAAAATAAAATCTGTTTTCTTGATAGTGCAAGCCCGGAGCCGACCGAGAGGTTAGCCCGGGCGGTTTGCTTTACCCAATACGTAGTCTATAACTTTGCGGTTTGCGGCATCCACTTTATCCCTATTGTACTTTATATACACACCTGTAACCTTTGCGCCGTGGGAGTGTCCCAAAGCCTCACTGATAGTGTCTTTAGGTATATCCAAGTCGGCGGCATACGTCGCCCAGGAGTAACGCGCCCAGTACAAAGATAGCCCCTTTTCCAAAGGTTGCATTTCTTTTCGGTGGTTTCGAGTAAAAACGAAATTTCCGTTATCATCCAACCGGGCAGGGCCTATTTTAGATAGAGCGTTATTAACGCTACCCTGTAAGGCTTTATAGTCTTTGTACCTATCAAAGCAACGTATGAGGTGCTTTTTGCCCTTATAGCGGTTTATTATCTCCATTGCTTCCGGCTCAATCTTAATGCTATATAGCTTATTTGTTTTGTGTCGGCGGTATTCCAAGCGACCATTAACGATGCTATCTAACGTGCAGTCGGCAAGATCAACCGTATTAATGCCTATCAGGTAAAAGGTAAGCATGAACAAATCACGATATTCAGGATAAAGCCCCTGTAGTGGTAAGTCTAACAATTGCCTCATTTTCTCTATCGGCAAATCCCTCATACGAGTTTCTTCTACCTTTATGCGGTAGTGTCTGAAAGGATCATTAGTTGTAATATTGTGGTCTATTGCCCAGTTAAACGCGCGCTTAACAGCTTTCATGTATGCCGCTTTCGTATTAATTGATAGCCCAGACATCGACGCGTAGAAATCATCTAACCACGTAGTAGTTATTTGCTCAAAGTGCAGCTTTGCCGGATCATAGCCAAATGCCTGTATCTTTAACGATGCACTTTTGGTTATCCCCTTAGTGCGATCGGCGCGCCCCTCACACATTGACGAAAATACGTCACTAAGCGTAGGTACATCAATGGTGGGCTTTTCCAATTCCAAGTCGGTAAGCATTTGTTTGATTTGCCTACGTGATAATTTCGGCCATTGCCCAGTCTCCTTTAATTCCATAATGCGGTTAGTAACCATAGCGAGCATAGAGACAAGAGCGGCGTTAATACGCCGTGCCCCTTTGCCAATGTATTGTTGTGTCCGGGCATCCCACTCACCAACCGAGGCATAGACACCAGTACCAAGATAGATGTTAGTGCCGTGCCCTACTATAATCTGAATCGGGTACGTACCATCTTTTAATGCCCTACGAACATCTAAGCGAAAACGAGATTTTGCCAT